CCAGAGGTTCAATCAACGCCATCGACGGTACAGAATGCTGGACCGTCGACTCGTATACTGACTGGTAGAAAACCCAGTATCCCAGGAGAAAGCTCCCGGAGCATTGGGTCGGTAACGGCCATCTGGATCGGGTTTCCGGACCTGGCCTTCGGTAAAGTACCGAAGAAGCTGGTTCCATGGACCTATTTCCTTATTGGTGACCGAGGCCTTCACGTCCCACACATAGAATTCCCTCTTTTGGAGGGCCCTATTGATGCGAGAACGTCGAGGCCTGTTATCGTCTACTACATAGCGCAAGCTAGGACACTGCAAGTGCATGTCTTCGCTCGGAATCGCACCGTAGATATGGTGGAGATTCTCTACAATTAGGTCGTAGAGCGCATAGTAGCGCCTATCATAGAAGGAGTTCGCATACGCGATCCAACTTGAATAGACGCCAGGACTGGGTAATGATGACCATACTGTCCTTAATCGGACAGGTGTCACGGAATTGCCTTTGAAAGCATCCATGCCACAGGACTCACGAAAGAATCCTTTGGTGCAACTCTTGTCACGGTTGATTTTCAACCCAAATGACTCGAGCTGTTCGATCGCGTTAGTCGCAAAAGCGGTTGGTACGATCACGTCATCACCGTATACTAAGACACCTTCGCAGGTGTCTGCATTCGGAGCGGCTGCGGTTAGGATGGCCCAGATAGTGAGCGCCAGAATGGGAAAGCATATTGCTGATCCCATAGGAGCGAACTTCTTGAGCACTAATACCCGACCGTCAGGTAGCTCTGTTGATGAGGACCTAGCTGCTTCCAAGCACCGCACGATGTGCGGGGGGAAGAGTAGGCGAACTAGATCAAGTGATACGCGATCCGAGGCCTCGTTGAGGTCGAGGGTCGCATACCCGCCATAGAGAGACCCGAGAAGGGCTCCCCTTTGGTTGGGGCCTTGATCCGTGAAGAAGACATTGCCTCGGGTGAGGAAATGACTCTCCACTAGTCGATAAATGGCCTGTCGTAATCCCTGTTGAATCCACTGGAAATCCGGTGGTTCACATGAGATCAGTCGGGGCCCGCGACTATCCTTGCTGACGAGAATAACTCGTGCAGGGAGACTTGCGTTACCAATCCGTTCATACGTCTGGTAAGTATCACAGACATGTCCAAGTGACGCACAAAAATAGGCGTCAAACGGATACACGTCAGTAATCGATTCTGAGACATTTGTCCATCGAAACTTCTCCCATTGTCGTTGCCGGGTGGCAACGGCGCCGGGGCCGTGTCGTGGTATAATGTCCATTGGATCAAAAGCAGCGAACACTCTCGATAAGAGAATCCGTGCTTCGCGAACTACTTCCCGGTGACTGTACGTGCTTTTAAAGCCAGTACGCCTAACGTTAGTAGTTTCAACAGTATAGTCAGGCATTTCTGCCGCATTAACCGTTGACATCGACGAGATTTCCTCCTCAGTTCTCTCGAACTTTTGGAGGACGTTTTGTTCTTGTTCATCAGAATAGGGTAACTCGTACTTGTAGAACAAATAGAGTACGTCCCTAAGGATGCGAATGCTGGTTATACACGGATCGGGAAGGATAACACCGTCTTTCGCGAACACTCTTTTGAAGAACTCACCCAGAAACCTGGGGAGTTCAGAGTCATCCATGGTTTTGAAGCCATGGTTAGCTCTTGTCATTAGATGCTCACCGGTAAGCGCCTTATCAAGGCACTTGCCAAGACGGGGTAAGGTTTTCGATAGAAAACCCACGCCTTCGCGACTGGTTCTTCGCAAGACCTTTTGAAGGGTCAAGCGATACGCCGAATTGTTGAACACAACTCCATGTAGCGTGTTAACGCTAAGAAGAAGTGCAGCGATGATTTCATTTTCATCTAGGCTCTTAATGGCAACCATATGGTATGCCTCCTAGAGCATGTATACACTCTTCTTAGTACCGCTTAAGAACGATAACGTCATGAACTCCATCACACTAAGTATAATAGAGCACAACCTATCAGCTGCCGAGGCTCGATCGCTAGAGTTAGCTTTCGAATTTCTCGATAACTGGGTCGGCGAAGCTTCCGGTCAAACAGTGTCTTTTACAGAACCTTTCATACAGCGGTTTAATGCCGCAATCGAGGCTCTGCGAGGACATCCGAGAGGACGGGGAATACGATTCCAAGGTTCCATACGTCAAGGTACACCACAAGCGGGCTCCGTATATTGCATCACTGCAAGATTAAGAGTCCAAAGTGGCTACCCCACACGCGAGGACGAGGACATCGTTTTGTTCTAACGTCATGCGAAGCAGGGGACAGCAGGTACACGAACTTAAAACGCTCGTGTCCTGCCACCTCCTACTTGTGAATGTGACTGCTCAGATTGGTCAGAGTTGACCGCTGAGAAGAGTCACGGCGCCGTTACCAGTGCAGTCGTAGAGAATGGTCGCTGAAGCCCCTAACGAGGCAGCAAACGACATCACATTCGCAACTACATTGGCCATCTCAGCTGTAGTGGTCAACGCCCCGATCGGGGCATCAAGAACCATATATGCTGAAACGACAACCATCTTGGTCGCATCTACAGACGAGACGACAGTTTTGTCGAATCGAATGAGAGATCTGCGACGGAGGTTGACGCCGGTACCTGTCTCAGAGTGAGACACGGTAAGCCGGTATGGTGCGTAAGGTGTTTCCGCGATCTGCGAAAACACAGTTTTACGACCATCGCCTTGCGACAGACGACTGAATTCTACTTCAGTCCCCGCGCTATTCTTCACTTCATTTGTGTTGAGTGTATTACTTAACATGCTTGATTTACTTGTTGATGTGGGAATAGTCCCACGTTAATGCCGACGCCTACACCGTGCTATCACGAGTGCGGCGCCCAGACTGAATTCTTTTAGGTTCAGTCCGCTCGACGATATCGAGTTAGTCGTTATCGCATAAGGTTGGCGTCTGTACGCCTGCTCATACAACAATGATACTGGTGTGTCATAGAACGTTGGCCGGTCTAACGGTACACTACCTGCCCCAGTGAGGGACAGTAGTATTCGCCGCGACCTAACCACGCTCCAGAGGGCACGTCGTATGTTTATCACAGGGCTCATGTTGCCTATCGACAGTTGATTAAGAAAACGGCTTACGCCGAAGACCCAGTCAACTACGAAAGACCAGGGGATTGCGTTCCAGATGATAGCGGGGTTAAAGTTAACCCCGAGAGCATCTAGTAGTCCCAGTAACTGCGCATTCGCAGTCTGATAATCAGAGTAATTATAATTATACTCGATTTCAACATGAAACTTAGAAGAAGTCTGCATAACTTGCCGACGATATCTGTACTTAATGTCCAACCCACTCTGCGACCGAAAGAACGACGCACTATGCGGCGGAATCGGTACAGGGCCGGTCGTAACAGTATGTTCAGTGTACGTGGTTTCGCTATCGGATAATTCCGTAAGAGGAACAATGAAGTGCCTCTTATTGACTCTTCCCTGACGCGTTACCAGGTCGTTTATACGACGTTGGGTGCGCAACAAGGCGGTACGAATACCGCCAATGTCTGACAGCAAAGGCAGGATATTAAACTGCCACTGCAAGTGCGAGTCCGCGACGGCGCGGGCATTAGCACCTGCTCTTGCTCGGATCACAGCTCGTAACGTCTGCGACTTGCTCCATCTGGACGCAAGATTCAGTCCGCTTAAACGAGCTAACGTACGGGGTAACGTCCTGAAGTCCTTTAACTCAACCAAAGAGTTGAGTAGACTCAGTTCAGACTTGACCTGAGGAAGTATCGCCTTATGGGCGGCTGCCAAGAGGTTATTCAAGTCACTGGGTTCTGGCACGAAGCCATTATCCAGTCGTTTTACGTACATCACGGGAAGCCCCGCTATCGGGAAGTCCGTTGATCCGAATTCATCACCCCAGATAGGCACACCTACAGTAGAAACATCACCAGTCCACTTATGGGTATAAGGGAACTTGGTGGCATTATCCGTGTAGAAGGCTTGGGCTACTGGTTCCAGGAAGCGTTTGTAATGCTCCCAGGCTTTCCAGATATGCCGGCCCCCCGCGCTATTCTCTGTGCTCTCCTCGAAATGCCTCGTAATTGAGGGTATCGGGTAGGCAGCAGTGATAGTAGACGAGACACCAACGGGCGGATTATGTAACACGAATGTTACAATGTCCGTTCGCGGCGGTTCTATCAATGAGATGACGTTGGTTAACATACGAACATGGAAGTTGAACAGTGTTCAACATTGAGGGGCGCACCCAACAGGGGTG